AACGGGCACTTAAGGTCAATATTGAGCCTGGCGTTAACTTCAGAATACAGAAAAACCGTGCTGTTGAGCAGATTATTGCGTTGATGAAATCGAGCGAAGAATTGAGCGCGTTCTTTAATTCTCCTGGTGGCATGAAGATATTGGCGAAGAATCTTGAGATTCATGGCGCGGATAATCTTGAAGAGGCGATTGAAGAATTCATGCAATACCAGCAACAACAACAGCAACAGAATATGCAAATGCAACAGCAAATGCAGCAGAGCGACCCGGCGTTTATTCGCGCACAAGCGGAATTACAACGTGTCCAGCTTGAAAAAGAACGGGATATGCTGCAAGGGCAACTCGATATTGCCAAGTTGCAAATAGATAAAGAAGTTGCATTAGCTAAGGTGATGGAAGCAGAAAATAAAATTTCATCTTCTCAAATTGATCAGGCATTAAAAATAGAAGAAATGGAAACATCTCATTTTAACCACGCTATAGATTCAGCAACAAAAATGGCAGAAATCCAATTTAAAGAACATGAAAGGCAAATGGATTACCATTCTCTAGATTTAGAGCATCGAAAAATTGATGAATCAAAGAGAGGTAAAGAGTAATATGTAATAACTCAAGCCTAGGGCAGGCCGCCCGAATAACTAGAACCTTACTAGTTCGGCTTGAGATAAAATAAGGACGCTTAAGGAGCGATTATGGTTGCTTGCACTATAAAAGATTGTAATAGAAAACGAGCCAAAAATGGTTATTGTTATGCGCACAACAAAAGATTTGAAGAAAATGGCAATCCAATTTCAGGTAAAAAGTTAAAATATCATGCTAAAACCCTAGTTGATGCTTTTGATTCTAGATATAAAAAGTCCAACATTAGCGAGTGCTGGGAGTGGAAAGGATGGAAAAACAAGGGAGGTTATGGTTATTTTTCCTTTGATGGATTTAAATATGCTGCTCATAGGCATGCTTATACATTAAGGAATGGCTCAATACCTCATGGCTTGATGATTTGCCACAAGTGTGATAACCCATCCTGTGTTAATCCAGATCATTTATTCGCTGGCACTAACGGCGATAATGTACGAGACGCTTATTTAAAGAAAAGAAGAAATCCTGTTCCAATTGATTCTATGCCCAGAGGAGATAATTGCTATCTCTCCAAACTAACTGAAAAAGATGTTATTGATATAAAGAAAATGTTTAATGACGGAAAAAGAAATACTGAAATAGCAAAAATTTATGGGGTGATTCATCAAACCATAAGTTGTATTCGAAATAACAAAACATGGAAACATGTTCATGTTGGAGAAAAGTAATGAGTAAATATAAAATAACTGAGCAACATTTGGATACTAAAGCTGGGATTGCAAGACTTGAGCGAGATGGATTCAAAAGAGAGCAAATATCGAAAGCCATGTATGCCCATGCTGGCAAGATGAGTGCTGATGAAGCACGTAAATTGACCAAGAAGCTTTATGATAGAAGTGGGGAGTGTTAATCATGAAAAAGAAAGAAGTAAAGAAAGAGAAAAAGATGGTTCATAAAGATGCAAAACAAGATATGGCTATGCTAAAGTCGAAAATTAAGAAATCCTGTATGAAATAAAGGGGGCGCGACTATGCCATTGCAAAAGGGAAGTTCAAAAAAGGTCGTCTCTGCCAATATTTCGGAGTTGCGTCATTCTGGACGTCCTCAGAAGCAGAGTATAGCTATTGCCTTGAGTGAGGCAGGAAAGTCTAAACCAAATAAAAAGAAAAAATAAGATCTTCCCTGGTAGCCAAGAGGTAAGGCAGCAAGCTGTTAACTTGCCTATCGGAAGTTCGAATCTTTCCCGGGGAGCCATATCAAAACAACCCTTGACATCATTATACAAAAAGCCTTAAATTAGGTTAATTACGTTGCCACACGATAAAATGGCCGATTCTTTGCGCGATATGCATTGTTATTAACGGTGACACCGAGAAAAGTCGAGAAGGTGATAGATGACTGAAGAATTAGAGATTGTTGAGCAGGCGAGTAATCCTGAACAAGCACCTCAAGGTGAACCCGATAATGACATGTTGTCAAAAGCAACCGTGTCAAAGATTATTGAAAGGGAACGCCAAAAGGCGTTTGAGAAAGGAAAACAAGAGGCTCTTATGGAACAAATGCAGAATCAACAACCAATGCAGCCAGAGGCTGCAGCTTCCGAACAACAACCTGTTGCTCAGCCGATACAACGGCAAAGCCAAGGTTTAGGGGGGATGGCTCCGCAAATGAGTCAAGAGCAAATTGAACAGTTGATCATGCAGAAAGCTCCAGAGGCTTTAATGCATCAAGTAAACGAGCTGAAACAAAAAAGCATGATTGAAAGCTTCGTTAATAAGATGCAAACAGCTGAGCAGCAATACCCTGGTTTAGAGGAAAAGCTTAATAAGCTGAACTTTCAAGATCCTGCGATGCATTCGTTAATTGAGATGAGTAACAATCTTGAGAATACGGGCGACGTAATGAATGAGTTGATTAGCAATCCGCAAAAGATGATTCAAGTCTTAGCAGGCATTCGCGACCAACCATTTTTAGGCCAAGAAACTTTGCGCTCATTAAGTAATTCGATAAAACAGAATCAACAGGCTGCAGCAGAAAATGCGCAGGCTCGAGAACCTTCAGAACAACTAAAACCTTCTGTAAGTGCAGGAATGGCGGATAGAGATGCCTTGTCTGTACGTGACTTGCAGAAGATGTTAAGCAAACGCAGATAACGTACGTCCATTGCATAGCTATCTCGATTTATACTACTCTCGAGGATTAATGCAATGGCTACTCCAAATAATACCCTACAAACCGTACAACTATACATCAAAACTGAAATTGCATATTTGTATAACGAGTTTTGGGGCATAGCAAATTCAAATAAATCATTAGAAGAATTCAATGACCGTCCAGGAAACTTGGGCGACAGCATCACATTTGATACATCTCCACGTTTCAAAAGCTTCGCTGGTCTTGTTATTACGCAACAACCATCTGTTCAACGTGTACAAACATTGATTTGCTCGCAAGCAACAAACGTTTCTATGGGTTACACTGATGAGCAATACATTTTCAACGTACGTGATTACATGCGTGAATTTGGTAATTCAGCTGCTGCGCAATTAGGCTCAACTACTGAAGAAGATATTCTGAAGAACATCGTTTCTGGTGTTGTTGGTAACAATCCTAATAGCTCTCAGTTCGGTTTACCTCAAGTTAATTCTGGTCCTTATCGTTTCTATGGCGACGGTGTTACGCCGATTAACTCTTACGGTCAATTGGCTCAAGCGTGGGCGAACTTCGTTGCATATGGCGCGGCTAAGCATAAGCGTCGTGCGGTAGTTCCTACAAACTTAGTTCCACCAATCATCAATAGTGGTTTGAACCAATTTTCTCCAGCGCGAAACGATGAGATTGCTGTTTCTTGGGAATTAGGTCGATTTGCTGGTATGGATGTTGATTGGTCTGTTTCTAACTTATTGCCTGTTCATGTCTCCGGAACAATTGGTGATACAGCCGCTCCTAACAATGTGATGACGGTTGTTTCTACTAACGATCCAACTGGCGCGAACGTGACTCAAATCACTTTCACTGAGCCAACTGGTGGCACTGATGCAAATGCGATTAAAGCTGGTGATTTATTCCAGTTTAATGATGGCGTTTCTGGCAGACCAAACATGCGCTTTTTGACTTTTATCGGACAGCACGTCACAAGCCTTCCTGTTCAGTTCAGAGCGATTGCTGATGCCGCAACGGTTGCTGGTACAGTTACTGTTAGCATTCAAACGATTAACAGCGTAGGTCTTGTTTCTGCTGCGAATCAAAACCAGAACATTAACCATGCAATTCAAGCGGGAATGACTGTAACGCCATTACCTTCTCATCAAGCTGGTTGGATGGATGCGGGTGATGCGTTCTACTTGGCGATGCCTAAGTTGCCTAACCAATCTCCATTCGAAACTGTTTACTACCGTGACCAAGAGTCTGGCGCTGGTATTCGACACTATTGGGGAACTCAATTTGGCCAAGATAACCGCGCGTACGTCCGGGATATCGTGTGGGGATCCACCTTAGTGGCAGAGGACTCTATGCGATTAATATTTCCTTTGTGATTTTTTGATACTGTTCTTTTTTGTAGCCCCTTTCTGT